AAAATTTACAGAAGAGCAATTAGTAGAACTTGCCAGATGTGCTGAAGATCCAAAATACTTCATGATTAACTATTGTTGGATTCAACATCCTACTAAAGGTCGTGTTAGATTTGAACTATTTGATTATCAAAAACAATTAGTAGATACATATCATTTAAACAGATACAGTATTGCATTAGTAAGTAGACAAATGGGTAAATCAACAGCAGCCGCAGGATACTTATTATGGTATGCTATGTTTGTTCCCGATCAAACGATCCTTATTGCAGCACACAAATACAGTGGTGCAAGTGAAATTATGCAACGTATACGTTTTGCATATGAAACACTTCCAGACTTTATACGTGCAGGTGTTACAAGTTATAACAAAGGTAGTATGGAGTTCGATAATGGTTCTCGTATTATTGCACAGTCAACAACAGAAAATACCGGACGTGGTTTGAGTATATCGTTAGCATACTTAGACGAATTTGCATTTGTGCGTCCTAACATAGCCAAAGAATTCTGGACAGCATTGTCTCCTACATTATCAACTGGTGGTAAATGTATTATTACAAGCACACCAAACCAGGACGATGATCAATTTGCACAAATTTATAGAGAGGCAGAGAAAGCTCAAGATGAGTTTGGAAACGATACAGCTACAGGCTTAGGCAAAAATGGATTTAAGGCTTTTAATGCTGATTGGAAATATCACCCAGATAGAGATGAAGAATGGGCATCAGAAGAACGTAATAAAATTGGCGAAGAACGTTTTAGACGTGAACACCTAAATGAATTTATTGCGTTTGATGAAACACTTATTGATAGTATTAAGTTATCACTTATGGAACATAAAGAACCATTTGCTAAAATGGGACAAGTGCGTTGGTTTAGACCTATACGTAAAGATAAGATATACATGACAGCATTAGATCCTAGTTTAGGAACAGGTGGCGACTCTGCAGCAATACAAGTATATGAAATGCCAGGCATGAAACAAGTAGCAGAATGGCAACACAATAAAACAACAGTGCAAGGACAAATTAAAATATTACGTGAAATATTAATGTATATAGAAACTGAAACAGACAGTGAAGCCGAACAGTATTACAGTGTAGAGAACAATACACTAGGTGAAGCAGCTCTTGTTGTTATATCAGAAACTGGAGAAGAATTCTTTCCAGGAACATTCCTTAGTGAAACAAAACGACATGGTAATGCACGTAAGTTTAGAAAAGGTTTCACCACTACACATAAAAGTAAAATTATGGCATGTAGTAAGTTAAAGCATTGGATTGAAACAGACAAACTTGAAATAGCAAGTAAACAACTATTAGGTGAACTTAAAGTCTTTATTGCACGTGGTAATAGTTATGCAGCAAAAGAAGGCGAACATGATGACTTAGTAATGTCATTAATACTAATAGTTAGAATGGCACAAGAAATTGTTAACTACGAAGAATCAGCATTTGAATACTTAGTTGATGCCGATGATGATGATTTCATGCAGCCAATGCCTTTTAGTATGTTGTAAATTTTACCATTTGGCATAAATAGTATAAAGAGGAAAACCAATGAACACAGTTGCACAAGAAATATTTAATATTATAAAAGGCGCCAATTATGATGTAGTGCTTTTTACAGACGCTGGAGAGAAAACATTAGATTCAGCATCAGCAACAAGATTTTATATCCAAGAACAGGATATGATGATTTCATTGCGTTCAGAAGATAACAAGTTAGAATTACTGGTTCAAGTAGGATCAGACTTTAACATTGACGCAAACAAACCACTATTAAATAGTTTTAAGAGTGCGGTACATAAACAAATGGGTGAGTATACAGTGAAAAGATTTGATAAAAACATAGAACCAAAAGACTTCTCGCATCAAAGTGTTACTGAAGGATTCAGTAGAGCATTTGGTAGCGTAAAAACAAGCTACATACAATTAGAAAACGCAAGATTAATTATTAAGCACAGCAAAGGTGTTAATGAAGAAGTGCGTGGAGCAAGAAGCAGAAACATACATAGTTTATTTGTTGAAAATGCAAATAAAGAACAAACAAAATTCCCATACAAATATATGGCAGGCGCTAAAGCTATGGCCATGCATGTTAACCATGGTGGAACATTTGAAGATGCTAAAGGCACAGGCATTATGAATATGTGCAAAGAAGCAATAGAGATGTCACAGTTCCTTACACATGTAAGAACAAACAAACTAGTTAACGAAGGCAATGCTAACGTAGTTGAAACTATCAAATCGCAACTAAAAAGCATTAAAGAAACAGTAAAAGGTCTACAAACACTAAAAGGCTATAATAGTTACCAAACAAAAGAAATAGTAGAAACTGAAGAAAATTCGGTTGACATATCTGATAAGTTCTTGTATAATACATTTGAGACTGTAGATATGAATGAAGTTCTTTCCACAGTATCTCGCATTTTTAATGAACGTGAGGGAAAAGATACTATGCATGATAAACTAATAAATGATGTAATGACAGTAATTAAGTCAGGTGATGATCTTAAATTAAATATTGACGCAAACGATCCAACTAATCCTAATAATGAAGATCCAGTAAAATGGAGCGGAGGTATGGGACCACTTGCTAAATTAAGTGCGATGTTATCTTATATTGGTATGACCACTAAAAATGATGAATTATTTAATGTGTTAACAAAATTAAGTAATGATGTGCATGATATGAAAACTAATAATACAATGCTAGCGGCAAAAATTGCTAACTACTTGTATAAAAAGGGATCAGCAAAAACAATGGAAGTAGCTGTTACGACAGAAGAATCTATTACAGATTCTGTTATTGCAGAACTTCAAAAAAGAATTTCCTAATAAACCAGGAAATAGTGCTTGACAGTAAGCACTTAAAGTAGTATACTGTATAGGCTAACAAAGGCAAAACAACTGTATACAAGAGAATTGTATACTTTATAAAACTATTAAAGGCTATTATAGGCTAATAAAGGAGAAGTAACATGGCAACACTAGCAGAAATACGTGCTAAATTACAAGCACAAGACTCACGCCCAAAGGGTGGGTCACAAACAGGCGATAACGCCATCTTTGCACATTGGAACATTAAAGAAGGTTCTAGTGCAACATTAAGATTCCTACCAGACGCAGACGAAGGTAATACGTTCTTTTGGAAAGAACGTCAAATGATCCGTTTGAGTTTTCCAGGAGTCAAAGGCCAAGACGAGAACAAACCAGTAATGGTTCAAGTTCCTTGCGTTGAAATGTGGGGCGAGCAATGTCCTGTTCACGCAGAAATTCGTCCTTGGTTTAAAGATCCAGCTTTAGAAGATACTGCACGTAAGTATTGGAAAAAGCGTTCTTATATCTTTCAAGGATTTGTTACTGACAACGAATCACCCGAAGACAACGTTCCAGAAAATCCAATTCGTAGATTTGTAATCTCACCACAAATTTATAAAATCATTAGTGCAGCATTAATGGATCCAGAGTTTGAAGAAATTCCTACGGATTATGAAGCTGGCACGGATTTTAAAGTGATGAAATCTACTAAAGGCGGATATGCTGATTATAGCACATCTAACTGGAGTCGTCGTTCACGTAGTTTAGATCAAACAGAACGTGATGGAATTGCGGCTAACGGATTACATAATCTAAATGACTTCTTACCGAAGAAGCCAGATGCAGAACATCTACAAGCAATCTTTGAAATGTTCGAAGCAAGTGTAAATGGCGAACTTTATGATGTAGATCGTTTTGGACCGTTTTATCGTCCATACGGTATAGACGCACCAACAAGTGCTCCTAAAGTTGCACCAGCACCAGCGGCACAAGTAGCGGCTCCGGTAGCACCAGCAGTTGAGGCACCAGTTGCACCAGCAGTTGAGGCACCAGTTGCAGAAGCGGCACCGATTACACCTCCTACAGCACCAGCTCCGGCTACTGTTGCAGATAGTGGACAAGCGGCACCGAGTGCAGAAGACATCCTAGCAGCGATTCGTAATCGTAAGTAAATAACAAAACTTGGGCATGTATGTGCATGTCCAAGTTTCTTAGATTGGAGATAAAAGATGGCAAGACCTTTTGACGTAAGCAAATTCCGTAAAAGTATTACTAAAGCGGTGCCCGGACTCAGTGTCGGGTTTAATGATCCAGATACATGGATCTCAACAGGTAATTATACACTAAACAAATTAATCAGCGATGACTTCCACAAAGGTATTCCTTTAGGGAAAGTTACTGTTCTCGCAGGAGAATCAGGTGCAGGTAAAAGTTATATTGCAGCAGGCAATGTAGTTAAGTTAGCACAAGAACAAGGTATCTTTGTTGTATTAATTGATAGTGAAAATGCACTTGATGAAAAATGGTTACATGCACTTGATGTTGATACCGCAGAAGATAAACTTCTAAAATTAAACATGTCAATGATTGACGATGTTGCTCGAACTGTAAGTGACTTTATGAAAGACTATAAGGCAGAATATGCAGAAAAAGAAAAAGAAGAACGACCTAAAGTGTTGTTTGTCGTAGATTCTTTGGGCATGTTACTAACACCTACTGATGTTGATCAGTTTCAAAAGGGTGATATGAAAGGTGATATGGGTCGTAAGCCTAAAGCACTAACTTCATTAGTTCGTAATACAGTTAACATGCTAGGACAATATAATGTTGGTATGTTATGCACAAACCACACATATGCATCACAAGATATGTTTGACCCAGATGACAAGATCTCAGGTGGTCAAGGCTTTATCTATGCATCAAGTATTGTTATTGCAATGCGTAAACTTAAACTAAAAGTTGATGCAGATGGCAACAAAACATCACAAGTATTTGGTATTAGAGCAGCGTGTAAGGTAATGAAAACACGTTATTCAAAACCATTTGAAAGTGTGCAAGTAGAGATCCCATATGAAACAGGTATGAGCCCATACAGTGGCTTGACTGAATTCTTTGAAGCCAAAGGTTTGTTAAAGAAAAGTGGAAACAGTTTAGAATACATTAGCCCGGAAACAGGCGAAGTAATTAAAATGTTCCGTAAACCTTGGAATGCAAACAAGGACGGTGCATTAGATATCATCATGTCAGAATATGACAACGATGTAGCTGATGCAGAAGAAGAAATTATTGATGACATCGAAGAAACTACAACGGAGGCGGTAAATGAATCTGAGTGATAATGATTTAGAGTTATTTTTACAAATATTTGACAAAGCAATTGCACATATACCTGATAAAAATAAAGATAAATTTGCTGAAGATTATATTTTTACATTAGATGATTATGGAGTAGACCTAAAACGACATGCAGTTGAAATTGGCGACCATGATGAACTTTTAGATAAAGCATTATCTGATCATTTTGAAGTTAACGATGACCATGACTCTGATGAAGAGTATGCAGAAGAATATTGGGAAGAAGAACAATAATGAGTAACTGGTATCGTAAAGTTTCACAAAATATGGGAGAGATAGTTTCGGCTATCTCTTTCTACGAACGTGAAATTGATGCTGCTAGGTTCGAGTGTGGCATGAAAGGTGTGTTAGAAAAACACAGTAGAGAAATGCCCGGTATAGTTGAACATAGGTTTAATCAGTTACAAGAAGTAGAAGCAATATTAGAACATCTAAATACAGAAATGCGTAAACTACGTAGTCAAACATTTCGTAAGTTTTTAGAAAATTATAATAAAGCTCTAAGTTCACGTGATGCAGAAAAATATGTAGACGGTGAACAAGACGTAGTAGACTTACAATATCTAATCAATGATTTTAGTCTAATACGAAACAAATATATCGGTATAATCAAGGCACTTGAAGCCAAAGGC